GCTGGCGGCGCAGGTGGCTCTTATGCTGGTGCTGGCGGTGGCGGTGGCGGTGGATTGCTTGCTGGCTTTTCTGGTGTTACGGCTGGAACTCAGTTGTGGGTAACTGTTGGAGGCGGCGGTGCGGCGGCTTCTAGTGCTGGTGTTGGCGCATCAGGTGGTAATTCAGTTTTAATTGCTACATCTTCTGGCGCAATTACTGGAAACATAGTTGCGCTTGGTGGCGGTGGCGGCGGTTATTTAAATACGTCTGGCGGTGCATCAGGTGGTTCGGGTGGTGGCGGTAGTGTTAATCCTAGCGTTGGAATTACCAATCCCGGAAGTGGAACATCTGGTCAGGGTAATGCTGGCGGTGCTTCTTATGCCAACAATGCGGCTGGCGGTGGAGGCGGCGCGGGAACTGTTGGTTTAAATGCCTCATCTAATTATGGTGGTAATGGCGGTGCTGGTATAGCAAGTGCAATATCAGGTACTGTAACTACGTATGCTGGTGGTTCTGGTGGCTATGGTGCTACTGCGTATGGTTCTCCCGGTGTTGGGGGCGCTGGCGCGTCCCATGTAGCAGGCACAGCAAACACTGGCGGTGCAGGGGGTATTTATGATGGGTCTGCGGCGGCTAACGGCGGTAGCGGTATCGTCATCATTCGTTATCCATCCTCATACAGACTTGCAACATCTACAACAGGCTCACCCACAATCACAACAAGCGGTGGCTTTAGAATCTACAAATTCACAGCCTCTGGCTCAATTACTTTCTGAGAATAATCATGGAAGAAGTAACCCACGAACAAATCTACGCTAGGCTCGTTGCAGTTGAGGCCAAGGTAGATTCTATCGACAAGAACACAAAAGGTCTTGTAGAGGCTATAAACGCCTTGGATGGGGCTTTTAAGGTGCTTGGATGGGTTGCTTCTATTGCCAAACCATTGTTATGGGTTGGTGGGTTAATCATGGCGGCTGGTGCTATCTGGCAAACATGGGTTAAAAAATGAGGGATTGGGCTGAAGCATTTATTGCGGCAGTCCTCCTTTGTGCAACTATCATTTGGTGTTTTTACACTATCCTTTGGGCAATGACATGGTGACCGCTAAGAAAACAGTTAAGACAGCTACTAAAACGCCAGCAAAGGTAGCACCTGTTAAAAGGTCTATTCCAAAAGTAGCCGTTACGCATAGCAAGAAAAACGAATCTACTACTGATAAAGTCATTGAACTTATCAAGTGGGTAGATAACCCATTCAAGCTGTTTACTGTAATTCTCCTATCGTTTCTAGCTTTTGCTGGTTACTTTGCATGGGATTCTCGTCAAGTAATTCTTGGTGCTATTACAAGTAACACACATAAGTCATCATTGCGTGAAGTACCAGTCTTAGAAAAGATTGCTCAAAGCGTTATGAAAGACTTAGAAGCTGACACTATTGTTGTCCATAAAGCTAATCTTGTAGTCAATGGAAGAACTACATTACTTGCGTATGGCCCTAAAGGTCGTGAAACTGCATTTGATGGCTATAACTCAACCCTGTTTAACAAAGACCCTGTTCGTAATGCAGCGATGATTGCAATGATGAATGGTGAAGTCTATTGTGCCAAGCAAGAAATAACTGGTAAGACTTCTGAATGGGAAGCTAAACAAGGCTCTACTTATGCTTGTTGGGCATCTGTTCCTCCTGAAATTGGTGAGTTTGAAGGTTATTTTTCTCTAGGTTTTTCTAAAGAGCCATCTGATTTAACTGTAGTTAAGACTCGTATGAACTTAGCTTCTACGGAAATGGCTAAATGAGATGGTTAGTGCTGTGCCTGTTTTCCGTTTGGTTACTGGTTTCAGCACAACCTAAACAATGCTTACTAACAGACTTTTATGCGATTAGTTGGTTAAATGACCCAACACTTAGGCATATGCAATTGTCTAGGTGGTTAACTACCAATGGAGACAGTTGCACAGTAGAACAATTAGTTGTTCTTTGGAATAGATTGGCAGAGTGGGCAGGTGCTGCTGATTCTGCTGAACTCAGAGCAAAAGTTCTTTACTTTTACGCCAGAGCAAGAGAAAGGGAAGACAAGAAATGATTGATAAAATCCGTTGGTTTCCTATGGTCGATGCTACTGGCTATCCGGACAAGACAGATGCGACTCAAAGACGTATTGAAAAGCACCAAGAAGAATATCGAATGGCTGTTAAGTCAGCAAAAGCAGAACGCAAAATAGATGATATTTTGCTAGAACTGTATAACAAAAGAGCAGAGCAACAGAAACTCAGACTTGAGATATTCACTAACAGAAAACTTGACTTGTATGTATAAAGGAAAAATATGCTAACCCTACTATCAACACTTATTTCATTCCTAATGGGTGGAGTTCCAAAGTTTCTAGAATTCTTCCAAGATAGAGCAGATAAAAAGCATGAACTAGAACTTGCTCAACTCCAGATTCAGCGTGAACTGGAAATGCGTAAGCTAGGGTTTGAGGCTCAAGAACGAGTAGAGCATATCAAGTCTGAACAGTTGGCTATGGAAACTTCAGCGCAGACCACACAAACTATTGTTGCTGCCCAACAAGCTGAAATGCAAGCTATCTATGCTCACGATACTGCTCTTAACGAAGGCACAAGCCAATGGATGAAGAATCTAAGGGCTAGTGTTCGTCCTGTCATTACCTATGGTTTCTTTTTCTTGCTCGTCTTTGTTGATGTTGCAGGATTCTGGTACGGCTATTACATGAGCGTTCCATTTGATGACTTGCTCAATATGCTTTGGGATTCTGATACACAAGCATTGTTTGCCAGCATCATTGCTTTTCACTTTGGTGGTCGGGCATTTGGCGGTAAGTGATGAAAGTCTCTGCCAAAGCCATTCACATGATTAAGCACCATGAAGGTGTGCGTCAGAATCCCTATAGATGCCCTGCAAAGCTATGGACGATAGGTGTGGGTCATGTACTATATCCAGAGCAAGGCAAACTCAAACTGGATGAGCGTGATGGCTTTGCTTTGAAGATAGAAGATTTCCGTACTTTTTCGATGGAGGAAGTAGATGCAATTCTTAGAACTGACTTGGATAGGTTTGAGCGAGGAGTGGAGAAGTTTTGCCCTGTTGCTCTTACCCAAGGCCAATTTGATGCTTTGGTCAGCTTTAGCTTTAATGTTGGTCTTGGAACACTACAGAGAAGCACACTCCGTCAAAAGGTTCTTAGAGGAGATATGCAAGGTGCGTCTGAAGAACTTTTAAAATACTGCATGGCTGGCGGTAAAGTTCTCAATGGATTACTCAATAGAAGAAAAGACGAGCAAGCAGTTTTTTTAAGCTAATTATGATACCTACCAAAGAAGATGCTGAAGTATTTGCTAAGAGTGTCAAGAAATGGCAAGAAATATTGAGCCTTGGAGATTGGCGCATAGAAAAAGGCACTAAGCCAGCAAAACAGGCTATGGCATCTGTGGAGTTTAATCAGACTGCTAGACTGGCAACCTATCGACTTGGAGACTTTGGTGCTGAGAAAATCACACCTGAAAGTCTGGATAAGACAGCATTACACGAGTTACTGCACATCTTTCTTTATGACTTGATGATGGTAGCTACAGACCCTAAGTCCTCAGACGAGGATATTGAAATGCAAGAGCATAGGGTTATCAACTTGCTAGAAAACTTATTGACTAAGGATTCCAATGGGCGCACATAATGAATCTTGCTCTGATGTTGAGTTCATCAAACTATGGGGCGAATTAGGCTCTGCTTCCAAGATGGCTACTCACCTAAAGATTGCAACCAGAGCAGTATTCTTACGCAGACGATGGATTGAGGACAACTACAACATCAAGCTAGGTTCTAGTGATTTTCGTGGTGCTGCTTACGATAAAAAGCGTCCTAAGTCTCATTCACCACTCAAGCAAATAAACCTTGGCATAGAGAACGGCACAGTATTAGTGTTCTCTGATGCTCACTTCATTCCTAATCAGCGTTCTACGGCCTTTAAAGGGCTTCTGTGGGCTATTCAGGAGTTCAAGCCTAAAGCTATCATTTGTAATGGTGATGCGTTTGATGGTGCTTCTATATCTCGTCACGATGTAACTGACCAACCACAGACTTCAGTTATTCAAGAACTAAAGGCTTGTCAGGCAGCACTTGATGAGATTGAGGAAACAGCAAAAGACGCTAGACACAATGTAAAGCTAATCTTTACATGGGGTAATCACGACATTCGGTTTGGTAATCGACTGGCTCAACACGCACCACAGTTTAAAGATGTAGATGGGTTTAAGCTGACAGACCACATTACAAATTGGGAATTCTGCTGGACTTGTTGGCCTAGTGAGAACGTGATTATCAAGCACAGATATAAAGGTGGTATTCATGCCACTCACAACAACACAGTTAACGCTGGTGTGTCAATCGTAACTGGTCACTTGCATAGCCTTAAAGTCATGCCATTTAGCGACTACAACGGCACAAGGTATGGTGTTGATACTGGAACACTAGCAGAGCCAGATGGCCCACAGTTTACTTATGGTGAATTAAACCCTAGTAACCATCGTTCAGGCTTTGCTGTGCTGAACTTCTTTAATGGTCAGCTATTGTGGCCTGAACTCGTACACAAGTTTGATGATGGACTTATTGAGTTTCGTGGTGAAGTGATTGATGTGAGTGCGTTATGAGTTCTTGGCTCATCATTCTCACAGGGGCAATATACGCTTACATAGCTGGTGAACAGCTATTTAAAGATAACCCACACATGGCGATAGTGTACGCTGGCTACGCCTTTTCGAATGTGGGTCTTTACTTACTTGCTAAGTAGTTTCTTTAACGAACAATCCGTTAGACAAAAGCGTACCCCTACGATTCTTTATCTGGTCGTATGCTACTTCCATACAGTCTACCAGATTGATGTCTTGTAGTGCGCAGTAATTTACTAAGCAGACCATTACGTCACCGACAGCATCAATAACAGCTTCTTTATCTTTTTTAATGGTTGCGTCTGCTAGTTCACCTAGTTCTGACATTGCTTTGAGAAGCTGAACTTCTGGTGTGCTGTTAGGAATAATTTTCCTTTGTTGTGCCCAAATAATTATGTTATTTTCTATTGCTGCGTATGACATATTTCACCTTTCAAATTGTTGAAAATTCATGAACTTTTCGTTTTGCTAAAACATATGCTTGATGTGCTTGTTCTGGTGTAGAAAAATACCCAATATGTTTTCCTTTTCCATTAGTAGTCACAACTGCTCGATAACGATTTTTAACTTTGTAAACACCTTGGAATCCAAGTTTATTGTTTGCTCTTGGTCTTCTTTGGTTTTGTATATTTTGAGCATCTGTTGCTTCTCTTAGATTTTCAATCTTATTGTTTGATGGATTCCCATCAATATGGTCTAAATGTTTTTCTGGAAACTTTCCATAATGCCATAGCCATATCAATCTATGAAGTTTATATGTTGTGTAATCTACACTTGCCAAGCAATATCCAGATTTTGTTGTATGACCAATAGATGTCCCAGCTTTCCATCGCAAACTTGAATTTCCTCTACCTCTACTAAACTTTCTTATTAAGCATCCATCTTTGTATTCAAACAATTCTTTTAGACGTTCTTGCGTAATCATATAAGTCCTATGGTGTTAAATGATAAATCATTATACACCAAACATATTTATCCTTTTGAGTTTGCAAATTCGTACCACATTACATAAAAGTCTTTCAAGAAATCAAGACCCTCGCCAATCTTTTTACAATTACCAAATGTCGGAACTTGGAAAACATTACCGACAGTTGTGTACTGCGTATCTGTGTCACCAATAATGATAATCACAGTAAATTTAGGCACTTGAGCAAAAGCCCTTAACAGCAACTCTTGACCTTTTGCCATTTTCTCATTTGGCTTTTTCCATTC